CATGGCCAATGGGTAAAATCTATCCTTGGCCTTTACCGCAAGCAAATCTTTACGAAGTGCATATAATTTTAAAGCATGTGCTGGATGAATTCACAGACCTGACATCCACGTTTAACTTTCCTCCGGAGTATCTTGCAGCATTACACTACAATCTTGTTGTAAGAACCCGCGCTGCATACCGACTTCCGCCAGATCCGACTTATGAAGGGTTGGCGAAAGACTCCATGCAAACTGTGCGGTCTGCAAATACGCAGATCCCAAGCCTTGTGATGCCGGATAACTTGGTCCGTCCCGGTGTCTATAACATCTACTCGGACCAAACGAGGTAAATCAAATGGCAATACCTGATCGTTTTCAGTCCGGCTTTCGTTTAACTGACGGTGACGCAATTGATACCGCTCTTGCAACTCCGCAATGGCAGACAAATTACGGCATTACCGCTTTAGGCACCGCCCTCGCTTCAACAACTCCTGCGCTTGTTCTTGGACACAATGTGGTCACGACATCAACGGCCAGCAACTATGGCGTTGTTCTTCCAAGTGCTGTTGCCGGTAGCATCGTGTATTTTTACAATGCTGATAGCGCCGATGCGGTTACGGTGTTTGGCGCTGGTAGCGACACGATCAATGGCACCGCCGGTTCAACGGGCGTTTCATATGCTGCAGCAAAACGTGTGCTTTTCATTGCCGTCAACAACGGCGTATGGATTGCGAACGTCCTCGCAGCATCGTAAGGGGCGTTAAGTGGCTCAGATCCAACTTGTTCAAGGTGCATATGAAGCGCGCTCGGTAATAGCGAACGCGCAGAGATGTATCAATCTGTATCCAGAACAGAACACGAAGGATGCTGAAGTTCCTTATACGCATTATTGCACTCCGGGGCTGACGTTCTTGACGCAAGGAATTGTTGCTGAAGTGCGTCAGCTCTATACCGCAAGTAATGGATATTTGTTTGCGGTGATTGGAGACACAGTTTATTACGTGCCGGATACTTTTGTGTTGCAAACACTTGGAACGATTTCAACACAAAGTGGTCTGGTTAGTATGTATGATAACAAGTCCACGTTGATTATTCTTGATGGATCAACGAACGGATGGAGTGTGGATTTGACCACACTAGCTTTCGCAACATTTTCTCCTGCAAATTTCGTTGGTGGAAATCAAATTCGTTACATCGATACATTTTTGGTTTCCTCCACGCTTGGAGCCAACATTCAATCAAGTAATTCTGGAGCTACAACTTATAACGCACTTTCCGTTGCCACCATGACCGGCGATGCTGATCGGCTTCAAATCATTGACGTTGTGCATAAAGAAATGTGGAGTTTTGGAAAACGCACGACAGAAGTTTGGAGCAATGTTGGCGGTTTTCCATTTCCTTTTCAACCAATTCCGGGCGTGTTTTTGCAACATGGCATTGCAGCGTTAAGGTCGCTGGCAAAATGGGGCCTTAATATTTTCTGGCTTTCGGAAGATAACAATGGTCAGGCGCTGATTATGCAAGGCACGGCCTATAAGGCCGACATCATTTCCACTCCCGCCATTGCTGACGCTATTGGCAAATACACAAAAATATCCGACGCGATTGGTTTTTGTTATCAGCAAGGATCACACATTTTTTACATGCTGACTTTTCCGACAGCCAGCAAAACATGGTGCTACGATCTATCCACCCAACTTTGGCATGAGCGGGCTTATCTGGATGGTAACGGAAATTTAAAACGTCATCGTGCGAACTGCGTTGCGCAAGCCTATAACAAAACAATTGTAGGTGATTGGCAAAACGGTTCACTCTATTATTTCAATCTTGATGCCTACACAGATGATGGCCAGCCAATTCAGCGACTTCGCTCCTTCCCGCATCTTGTGTCGGACGGCGACCGCATAAGCTACACAAACTTTATGGCTGATATTGAAGTCGGCACAGACCTCGATCCAAGCGACAACCCACAACTTACACTTCGCTGGAGCGATGATCGTGGAGTAAGTTATGGAAATGGATTGATGCAATCCCTTGGTCGGACAGGTCAATATCGCACAGTGCCTTCGTGGAGTAGATTAGGCTTTGCGAGAGATCGGGTGTTTGAATTGTCATGGACTGCCGCTTGTGCCTCCGCTTTGAATGGCGCGTGGATACAGGTAGAGCGGATGGAGACATGACATGCAAAAAGTAGTTGTGCCGACATCTCAAAAAGGTTTGGTGGAACCGAATGGGTTTCCTTCTCGCCAATTACAAATCCTTTTGAGCGCACTTGCCGCAAACAGCGTTCCAACAACCGAAGACTCCTCCACTGGAGCGCCTCTTGGTGCGGTGATTTTGTTACAAAATGCAGCGGTTATGCCCTCAGGCTGGCAACAAATTGATACGTTGGTGATCGGAGCCAACACCTACAAACTCATAACGCAGGTTTAGGAGATTACGATGGACCCGGTATCAATTGCGCTTATGGGCGGTGGAATGCTCGCCGGGAACTTAATTTCCGGCTTTGGTGCGCAAAACGCAGCCAACACACAAGCTGCAGGAGCGCAAAATGCAGGAATTCTCTCTGCACTTATGCAGCAGCAAGGAATTCAAGCTGCTCAACAAATGTTTGGGCAAGCAAAAGAAGCCCTCTCACCTTATACATCAGCTGGCGGTGACTCGCTTAAATTGCTTATGAGTTATTTGCAGGGGACAGGTGCGCAACAAGCTGGTGTCGGCGGGGGCGGTGCGAATTTACTTTCTACCTTTGAGCCAACGATGGAGCGACTTGAAAAAACTCCTGGCTATCAATGGGCAAGAGAACAAGCTCTTGGGGCGATGACCAACAGTGCTGCAGCAAAAGGTCTTGGGACATCTGGAAATTTGGTGCAGGGCCTCGGCACAACCGCAACAGGTCTTGCGTCTCAAACTTTCCAAGATCAATTGAAAAATTATCTTGTGCAAAATCAACAAGCCTACAACATGCTTATGGGACCATCGGAATTAGGTGGCCGCGCTGCAGGACAACTTGCATCATCTGCGACAGGTCTTGGTGGGCAGATGATTGGGGCTTACACAAATCTCGGCAATACAATAGGCGCAAGCACGATGGGTGCGGCGAATGCACTTGCCGGTGGCCAACAAGCTCTCTCAAGCGCATTTGGAACTGGCGTAAGCAATGCCGCCTCTCTACCAATGCTTGCGCAAATGTATGGCGGCAATACAAGTCGCAGTTCGTATGGCCAAGTTGGACCCTCAGATTTGTGGAATTTTGCAACAGGTCAATCAAGTCCGTTTCCTTCGCAAGGGTATAATGTAAATTATGCCGGTGGTGCTCGATAACTTTAAGGAGCAATTAGATGCCTGAGATCCCCTTTCCACAAGCTCCAGAAGCCCCACGGTTCGCACAACCAAATCCGCTCAACACAATGGAGCAGATGCAAGGTTTGGCGCTTCGCGGAATTGAAGCGCAAAAACTCCAGCAAGCCACTGAGCAACAAGCGTTAATGAACAGGGCTCAAGCGGGCCTTGGTCAAATTATGCAGCAACACGTAAACCCGCAAACGGGAGATGTGGATATTAATGCTGTTCTTGTGGACGCAGCTGGACATCCGGAAACGTCTTTGTTGTTTCCAAAGATCGCATCAGATGCGTTGACGATGAAGCTCACAAATCAGCAATTGCTGAACGCCAAAATCGAAGGAGCCATGAAGAAACAAGAAATCATGGCGAACACATCAGCATCGTATTTAGATAAGGCTGCAAAAACTGGCGATGTTTTGACAAAGCAGGACCTTGCTGGAATTTACGGGGAAATGGTTACGGCAGGTGTGCTGTCAAGCGAAGAAGCTGTTAAAGGTCTTGCGTTTATCACATCACAAAAGATGAACCCGGAAACATTAATTCGCAATATGGCGCAGCGTTCTGCCCAAGGCCTCAAACAAATGGAAGCCTCAAAGCAAACGCTACAATCTCAATACGAGATGATGTCCGGACAAACCGAAGAAGGCACTCCGTTTCAAGCTCCCCGCGCACAACTTCCCGGCACATTACCTCCGGGGGTCGGCGCTACGCCAAGATCGCAGGCTGCTCCGCAAGCACCTGCTGAAGAAGATGTCGCGCAAGGCGGGGTGGCTCCTCCTGCTGAAGGCGCGGCTAGGCCGCAGGCTCAACCCTCTGGGCCTGCGGCTACCCCCGGCATTCGCACAGGGCTTAGTCCAGCTGAACAAGCCTCAATGAAACCGTATCAAGAATATCAAGAAGGCAAAGGGCCTTGGCGAGATGAGGAAAAGAAAATTGCTACGAACGCTACCGTTGCAATGGATCTCGAAAGTAGATTGACAAAAGCAAAAGATGCTTTGAGTGAGTTTAAGACCGGCCCGGGCATGGAAACAAGATCGAAGTTGGCAAAGGCTGCGCAAGCTCTTGGTATGGAGGATCTCGCCGCCAGTTTGTTGGGTGCGCCGGGAAGCAAAAAGGCGTTGCCGTCCATGCAATACATCGAAAAGCAGATGACTAAAAATGCTTTCGAAGAATTGAAAACTGCGCTTGGAGGCCAAGGTCGCTTTACAAACCTTGAGGTTGAAAACTTCTTAAAGTCCAACTGGAACCTTGAAACCGATCCTCGCGCAATTGAAACAATGTTTAACGAGGTTCATCGTATTGCGCAGATTGCAAAGTATGAAGCACTTGCGGCAGAGCGGTATGGGATGCACAGCCGGTCAAAATATCGTGATCCTGAGTCCTTTAACGTGCTTC